CACCTTGTCGTACTGCTCAGGTGTTAGGTCCACCAGTCTCTTCATCATCTTCTCCTGCTTCTCGCGGTTGGTAATTGGGGTTTAGAATGAAAGGCATCTGTAGAAGGTACTGGATGACGGAGCATCCAAGACATTCCTCGTCCTCATCATTATGGGGAGGGAATGCATTCTCAATAGGGGGAAGGACGCTTCGGATCATTCCATCTACTACCTCGGCATTCTGCTGCCTAATGCTCCCGATGAAATCACATAGGCAAGTCTCGTGTCCCTGTTGTGTCGGGCACTGCCAATCGTGGGGCTTACTAAAATCTTCTTCCATGACGCTCTCCTTCTCTGAAGCCATTATTGTACCATTCCATTCTTTTTCTGTCAAGTTCTATTTCGTATTTTGACTCTTCCCTCTGCATTACCCTGCGAATAAGATCGCATTCACACACACCAAAGGTGTAGGCAGAAGGGCATAGTTCATCGTGTTTCATTTGTATCTCTCCAAATATATTGTATCATACGCCAGACAAATCGATATCCCTGAACCTGCCGCTATCAAAGTCCACCTGAACAAGGAATTCACCAAGAAAGCCATTCCGGTTCTTGCGAAAGACACAAGAAATTGTATCGGAGTTTGCATCACGGCCCATAGCAAGCAAAAAGTCAGCATCGTAGGCAAGGTCCTTTCCCCATCGAATCTGTCCAAGGGTAGGAACAGTATTCATATTGCTGGTCTCATCTGGCGTAGCAGACGAAATAGCCATAATAGGAACGTGTGTTCCAATCGCCAGCAACTTCAACTCACGGGAGATATTCTTCATCTTGACTGGCTCACTATCAGAACGCTGGTTAGACTGCATTAGATTGATATAGTCGATAAAAACGATATCAGGCTTATATTGCTCAATCTTACCTCTGACTACTGATGGGGTGACCTCTCCCATACCGTCGCTGCTGATGATATGGAATGGTGGCTTTCCCTCAAATGTCTTCTGTGCCCACTTCTTGAACATATCCAGTTCTACCTTACCAGAGGAAAGGTTCTTGTGGGACCAGAAGCCCTCACCGATAATGGTGAAGAGTCGGTTTCGTACCTCTTCCTCCGTCATTTCCAGACTGATGATGAGCGGGGTACGCCCATGCTTCCATGCTTGAACTGCGAAGTATTGAGACATCCACGACTTACCAATAGCAGGGTAGGCAAGGAGCACACCCAACTGTCCGGGGGTAATGCCAGAAGTGATGTAGTTGTCGAAGCCTGCGAGTCCTGTGCGAATGCCGTGGAAGCCACTCTCCATCAACTCACGAACCTTCTCAAAATAGGCAACGGCGTCATCAACGTCTGCGATGTCAAGGTCACGAACGTCTGCCGTGATCTTCTTGAGTGCGCTAGTATCCTTGATGAGAAGGTCAAGTGCCTCTGCTGTCCTACCCTCTTGGATAGAAGTAGCAGCAGAGCGGAGAGCGATCTTGAAGTTGTCCTCAAGATAGTCCTGTCGCAACTCATCAAGGTGATACTTGGTGGCACCTACCTCCGAAGTGTATTCGAAGTCTGGAAACTTTGACTCAACAAGAGCAACGGGTGGGGTAGACTGGTTATTCTCGTAGTAGGTCTTGATAAAGCCCCATACGTCCTTGTGGGTACGGAGAACCTCATCCACGTTCGCCTGTAGGAGAATATGAACCTGCCTGTCTGTAAGGACAGCAGATAGTACCTTGTCTTCTAGATTAATCACTTCGCCAGCCACTCCTTTGCTTTCTCTCGTCGCTCTGCGCGTTCACGCAAATCTGTTTCCATTGCCTGCTTCGCCAGATAGATTTTGTCATAGGTTCGGGCGAAGGTTGTCCAGTTAGGGCTCTGTGCATAACTGAAATAGTAGTGCAGTAGTTCAATGCTGCCATCCATACCAAAGGTGTCGATGATGCCCTCTGCATTCCACTGCTCTGTGTTGCGGTTGATAATCGCAACCTTCCCATACCGTTGCTGGTATAGAGATACAAACTCTCTGATGAGTTTGAAACGATCCTTACGGTCAGCCATTACTCTCCTAGGACAGACAGCGATAGTGTCGCTGTAATATGGAACACAAAGTCATCGTCATAATGAGTGCTCAACCCAAGGACGAGGCTGTGGGGGTAATCCTCCATTACATCCTTAATGATTGTAGCAAGTTTCCTCATTGCCTGCGATGGGGTGTTTCCCCATGCACATAGGACCAGTGGGCGTTCGTTTATTGCTCTATAAGCGTGTGCCTTCCTGTTCACCCTAGTGCCTCTCGTGCCTCTTCCAACTTCTTTCCTAGTTGCTCTTCCACCAGTTTGTAGACACGGTTTGATGCCTCTACAACTGTCTCGTCACCTCGCGTATGATCTGTGATTTCACAGTCAAGGCGTAGGGACTGGAAGTTTCCAACATTCAAAGTGTAGCCAGCGGCCCACTTGATTCGTGTTTCATCCATACTTTTCTCCTTCGTAGGCTACTAGTGTAGCACTCTTTTGATAGGGTGTCAAGACCCTAGATGGTTTCGCTAAAGACGGGGACGAACTTACCCTCATCATTTTTAAGGTAAAGTATCTGACCATCACCCATCCTGTGTTTTAGTTCTTGCTCTGTGGGGATTTTGTTGTTGGTGACCAGTCCATCCTTCCTCGCATTACCGTGGTGGATGCCAGCCAGTATCTTTCTAATTTCTATAACATCGTCTTCTGAATAGTAGGCGTAGTGCCCCATTGCCCGGATGCCGCTCTCTGGGGTGGGCATAGGAATGATTTCTAGGCGTGCTAGGCGGCTTAACGACTTACGGTGGTAGTTGAGTAACTCGCTAGTTTTCATCACCGTGTAGGCTCTCCTACGCTTGCGGGTCCATTCCTGCACGGTTGTCTGCTGCCTTACCGATCTGGTCTTGTTGTAGAGGGTGACTATCCCTTGCGCACGACTCATATGATAAACGTAGACTATTTCTCCGTTGAGAAACCACACCTTTGCTCTGCGCTGAGCGTTCTTTGGTCTGTCCATAGTAACATTATACCACTTTAGTTGGTAAATGTCAAGTGGGAATACCGATGACGATGTAGTTGATGCTGACTGACAGGGTGCCAGTAGTGTTAAACTTGATGTTTCCATCTACTCGGTTGGTGGTCACGGAGTTGAGGACAACGGTGACATCGTTGCCGATGGGAGTGTTGCCTGCGTTGACTGGTGTTGCTGTAACGATAGGAGCATACTTGAAGTCAGAGGGATAGTTGAAGGAGAATGCCTTGGTTGTTCCTGCTAGGACGTTCTCGTTATTGACTACATCTAGGTACCCTGCGACGATGCGTGCTTCGGATGTCTTGATATTCTGGTCACCCATCTCACGGGTCTTGACGGTAGTGTAGTTGTAGGTGGCAGAAGATACCTCGCTTGCTATGTCGTTGATAGCCTGTGCGAGGGAGTAGAGGTAAGTAACGTCTAGTGGGTTGCCTCTATCTGGCAAGGGTACTCGTGACATACCCCTATTATACCAGACTGACAGAGGTCGTGTAAAGGGGTGGGGGCAGTTCTGACCACTCTCCCACGGGATAGGAGGGGGACTTTATCTCTATCTTCGCTGTAGATTTTCCGGTGGGAGCCAGCCAAGTATAGGTAAGCATGGCTGTCCTACCCTTGAATTCCCACTGATCGGTGTCGTATGCTACATAGACATCGTACTCATCCTTCGTGTCAGGGTCATAGTCCCAAGTTGCGGTGATGGATGAAGGGTTGGTTGTCTTGTCTACCTTGGCAACCATACCCAAGCCTAGGTTACGGGTACGAGCAGTCAAGGGAGTCAAGGAGGTGGCAACCCATGCCGATGTACGGTTGCGGTCAGCAGACACGATGCGAAACCTTACCCTATAACCTCCGGTAGCATTATTGATAGGAGGCAACTCATTCCTACGCACAACTACCTTGAATGTCATGTTACTCCTAGCGAGAAGCGGAACTCCACATAGTTGGAAGTGTTTGCCATTTTGCTGATGGGCTTATGGAACACCTTTCCTAGGTTGTCCCGATATTCTATGTCTGTTACTGCATACCCGGTCATAACGTAGAGTGGGTTCGGCTGGGACATATTCTCAAAGCGAATGGCATCCATAGCAACGAAGTAGTTGGGATCGTTGTTGGCGTTGGCGCTGATGCGGGTGACCTGAACGTCGCTCCACGAGAACTGTGGGGAGTATTCCAACTCGCTGAGTTTCTTGGTAATGATGACATAGCGGCCTGCTGCTAGGTCGGCAGAAGTAAGCCGTGCGGTAAGTTTGGCAAAGCCCACACTGTCGTCAAGTTCAGAAGCGAGAAACTCTACTTCGACATTCACCTGTGCTGGGGGAGTGGCATTGCTGTCAAGGGCACTGAATACGCAGAGGGCTATTTTTATCTCATCATTGGGAGTATTTTCTGTTAGGTTGACGGTACGACCATCAAGGTGAATATGGTCTGTGCTGTTCCCCGCAAACATAATGGTCCTGTTGAGGTAGCGTGTACCCTCGTGGCGTTCCTTACGAGGAGAAGTTTGCAGGGCAACGTTGTCTGCGTTGGTGATGAAGATAGGGGCTGGGCCACTGATAGGGTTGGCAGTTATCCCAGCATTGAGAGCAGAGTATTGCTCAAGGATATTCTGTACCCCGGTTGGGGTGTGGAGTTTCCAGTTCTCCCCTGCTCCAAAGCCAAAGAGCAGTCGGCTGTCGGAGTTGAGGGCGAGGGCGTTATGGCCTGCTGACCACAGGGCGACCTCTGTTATCTCAAACTTCTCTTCCGTGGGGAGTTCTGCGGAGAAGGCGATCTTGGTGATACCCTTGTCATTGACGAAGCCCTTGGATGAGATAGGGACACGAAACATCTCAAACTTCATACCCTTGCGCTGGGCGTAGTTCTTGTCTCCGGGGGTGGCACCACAGCCGAAGGCAAGGTGAGTAGCATAAGAGGGGGCCTGTCCAAGGAGGAACTTACCGATGAGTTCCTTTCCGTCATTTGTTATCATAATGTGTATATTATACCATTTCTAGAGACTTCTATCTCCACTAGTTCGTCAGAGTTCATCGATTCAAACTCCAACACAAGGTTTCCCTCCCTATCCAAGTACGCTTTTGAGGTATCAGGCATACGGGATGCGATGTCGATAGCGAACTGCTTGAAGAAGCCTTCATCGTTACCGTGGGAGAGAATATTGGTAGGGTTGAATGACTGGGCGAGAGCACCTAGGTCCTTGAGATAAGAGAAGGATACGTCCTGTCCATACACCGTGTCGTGTCTGGCTACGGTGAGAATCTCTGTACCGCCGATTGCTTCAAAGATCATATCCGTCATTATCTCTGACGGCATACCCTCGTTGTCTCTGGTGATGACATCTGATGACTGCTTGACCACATAGGCGTTAGGAGAAGTCCCACCATTATTGTAGTTTACTAGATGTGGTGGTGTTGCCCTAGGAGCGGGTGGTGCGTACTCTACCATACTACACCTCCACCAAGTATGCCGTAGTTGTTGTTCCCTGTGGTGTCCTATTATACGCTATGGAGTAGGTTACGAACCGTGTGCCGTCTGGGGCAACAATATCAAAGTCTAGATCGTCTTCTGCCTTGTAGTGAAGGGAGAGGATATCACCTAGTTGAAGACCGGGCATACCAAAGACATTCACTCCGATGAGTTTGCGTGGGGTCATCGTCTTTCTCGTCACCCATTCAAGGATATTCTCTGCGGTGCTGTCGTCTTGGATGTAGATGCTGTCCAGCCCACCGAACTCCTTGTACCCATACTTGATGCGACTTACCTTTATCTTGTCGAACTCTTCCTTGCGATGGAGTGGATTGTAGAGCATGACATCATCCTGTAGTGGCGGGTCGGCTAGGTTGGACACCTTCTTGTAGTAGTCATCCACGGTGAGTGTCTTGGTAGTGTTCTGGGTGAAGGTGACGCCTTGGATGCGTAGGTAGTTACCTGTAGTGGCATCAAGGTTGATAGTTTTGTCAGAGCAGTTGAAGACAAGGAAATCTGCCTCATAGGAGCCTGCATAGAAGCCAGAGGTTACATATCCCTTTACCCTGTTGAATGTGGGGCTGATCTGTGCGGAGAGGGCAGGGTAGGCTTGGTCGTACTTCGCTGTGATGTGCGCTGCCTCTCGCATGATGGTGCCAAACTCTTCAAAGAACATCTTGTACTTGGGTGGCTCCAAAGTGCTGATGCCTGAAAGGTAGGATGCCTGAATGAAGCCGCTCATAGCATACTTGCGGAATGCTTCGGTAGAGTCTATCTCACTGTCTCCGAAGACATCTGCAATCTGGTCTGCTACAACGGAGATAGTATTCTCGGAATAGTTCTCTGACAGGGCGAAGAAGTTCTCAAACATGGCCTTTGCCTTGCCCCGGATGAAGAGGCAGGCGGTATTGTAGTTGTTGAGTGGAGCATCATCACGCACAGTAGCAACCTGCTTGCCGTTGAGGTAGATGTAGAAGGTTCTGCTAGTGCCAAAGTCCTTGTACTCTATCTCCAAGTCATACACGGTAGTCTTGTCTGTGTTGGCAAAGCGCTGCTGTCCGTAGAACTTTCCCTCATCAACGAGTATCTCTGCTAGGCCGCTCCACAGTTTGACGGGGATAAGTTGTCCATCCTTTACCATCGTCTTCCAGAAGATGATGTTGTTTACGTGGGAAAGCAAGGCAAGGCGCTTCTCGGCTACTCCGGGTCCTGCGTTTTCATCTGGTAGGCCGCAGACAAAGCGCAACTCTCCTGCGCTCACGGAGGTGACCTCCCACTCGTTATTAAGTGCTTGGTTAGCAAAGCCCTGCATCACTACCCGGTCGCCTACGATGAATGAGTGGTTGGTCTCTGTCTTGACTATGGCAACCTTATTGACGATGTTAGTGCTGACAACCTTGTACTGAACTGGTTTCTCTTTCTGTGTGGGAACCTTGTAGTCAACATCGGTGAGGGCGCATATCTCTGCGAAGTATCCAGAGTTCGTTTTCTTGTCTACCATGATGCCCAGACCGGCGCTGCCTCCTGCGATGGAGACTGTCTTGTCTGGACCGATAGTGTCTACGACATAGTATTCCGTAGCACCGGCAGGGAACTGCTCTTGGTTTGACTTTGCCTTCATCTGACCGATGACACGCAGACGGGTGCCAAAATGACGGAATGGCTGATCGAAGTGACGAGTGACGTAAGAGATGTAGTCCTTGGGGTCCTCATCACTCTCAAAGTTGGGACCTTGGAATACAAGTGCTGATGACTGGATAGTCCCTGTCTGTGCTGTCTTGAAGTAGCGAGTATCGTCCTCTGTCCAGTGTGTGTCTGCCATGAAGTTCTTGATGATGGAGTTGCGAGAAGAGAACTTGGACTTGCCCCCATCAGAACCAGCAGGGACATTCTGCACCATGTTCAAGGGATAGTGGAGCACGTCACTTGGGTCGAAGAGGTAGTCTGCTTCCATCTTCATTCCATCTACGTTGGCGTTGTCTGTCCAGTACCCGTCGATGCCTGCAAGATGCTTGACGATTGGAGTGCCGAACTGCCCTCTGCCGTGCTGGGCTACGTCACCATTCTTCATGTGTAGTTCGCCGCCGTAGTATTCGTAGTGCGGCTCAGCATAGATGCGCAGGTTGCCTGTGGGATACATCTTTCCATTAAAGGGAAGGTTGGCGAAGTAGCGCTGGTATTCTGCGTTGTCGCTTATCCATACATTGCCTATCCCCTGCACGCTGTATTCCATAGAGTCATAGCGAATGATTTCTCCGTTGGCGTACAAGTAGCCCTGTGGACGAGTGATCCAGTAGACGTTCTCTCCTAGGTCGATAATGTTGTCTACGAGGTTGTTGTTGACTACCGTTGGTGGATTGTCAGAGATAGACCCACTGAGTGGCGAAGCAGCAAGGGCATAGGCAGACTGTGCTGCTGCGAGTTCGTTGATGGTGCGCAGGCTCTCTGTTGGGGCCACTTCCCATAGGAGCACAGGCTTGTAAATCCAAGTCTTGAACTTGTCGATGAACTGCGCCTGACGAAGTGAGCCATAGGAGCGCTGGATATAGCGAGTGGTATAGTTGATAGCGCCTGCGTTGTAGACACGCTTCTCGTCTGATGAAAGGTTGATGATGTTTGCCAGTCTATCCTCTATCTCGTGGCCTCGGAGTTCTCCATCTGTCGCACGCTCGGTGCCTGTGGGCATCATATATTCTTTGGACATAACGACAAAGTTATTGTACTCATCGAAGAACATGGCTGACTGCGTAGCAACAGCAAGGTGGCGGAGCACCTCTGCTACGTTCTGGTCGGGGGCTACGAAGAAGTAGGGGATGATGGGATCGGTCTGGTCTTCCAGACGCTTGAAGATGAAATTGCTGAACCCGATGTAGTCAAGGAGAGTGATGACTGCATAGGAGAGGGAGATATCCTGTAGGAAGAGTGAGGGTGCTGGCTGTGACTCCAAGTAGCCAAAGTCATCACGCAGAGAAAGAGAAATGTTCCCTACCGTGCCGGATGACTGGGGAAGACCTTCTGAGTAGAGTGTCTTTACAGGGACGAGGTACTCGTTCTCTGCGTCTGTAAGGTCTACCACATGATCCCAGAAGGTGAACTTGACTCCCATGTTGGCGTGGACGGCGATGATGCTCCCTGCGGGGTTGTCAGCAGAATAGACGTTATACTGTGAGAAGGCCCCATCGTTGTTGGATAGGGTGATGTTGCCGGTTGATGCGAGTAGGTCGCCTACGGGGACGCTGCTGTTGCCCAAGTCTGCTAGTGTCTTGTTGACGCTGTAGGTCTCTGACCTGTCAGTGATATTTGCTACGAGGCGTGGGGACATCTCAATAAGGTCGAAGGTACAGTTTGTCTTCTGCATAGTATCTACTACGATACGAATACCCCGGATAAACTCAAACTCACGGAAACGTGTCTCTCCGTTAGCCGTGTACCATAGTGGGTTGGTAAGGTCATAGACAGTTGGGGTGCCTCTCTCAATACCCTCACCCACGAGGCTCCACTTGTACTCTGGTACCTCATCCCACCAGTCGTTGCCCTCCCAGATGGAAAAGAATCCTATGTCCCCCTCATGGTTTTGAATGAAGTAGGCGTCACCATACTCGTTGCCTGACGGTGGTAGGGTGTCCCTGCTGGTTGTCTCTCCCTTGAAACGGATGCGCTCTTCCCAATACTGGGGGAGGTGCATCCCATAGCGTACTTCTACATGCCCATGGTGGGGAACAATAGGGGAACCGTCTGGTCTAAAGTCGAAGTCCCCAAAGTCAATGATAGTATCCCAACTGTCACCACGCAATACCTCTATACGCCAGCGCTGTGGGGTGGTGGCATTCTGCTGAGAGAACAGGGGGTCATCCATCATTATGCTTCCGACTCGGTAGGGGCCTAGGTCGGTGCTGCCGATGTTGGTCTGCATTTTGACAACGAGAGCATTGGCAGGAACCTTCTCCTTGTAGACAACAAAAGGTGAGGCGTCGTCTATGAAGTGCAGGCCGTTGCGCTCTATCTGTGCTACGCCTCGTTCCACACCCTTCTCTGTGCGGTAGGAGGTCCAATACTTGAACTGGTCGTAGCGTGAGGATACATAGTAGCGAGGGCGGTGCGCAACCCACTGCCCGAAGTTGTTGAGGTACTGCCCGGAGGGGACATCACTACCAGAGAAGCCAAGGTAAAGTGGCTTGTTGATGCCGGAACGGGGACGATGGGGCTTGATGCAGTCCTCCAAGGAGTAGAGCATGTTCATCTTCTCCTTGACGGAGGTGAACATCGACGGAGTATTGTTCTCGTCCATCCCACCGTCCACCGTCACGTCGGCGTCCGTGGCACCTGTGTAGTAGTTGCCTGCATCTGTCTTGTCGTAGGTCAGAGGGATAAGGTGGTAGGGGTCTGCTCTGTCAAGTGGACGATAGCGGTAGTTTCCCAAGCGCTCTATGTTGTCAGGGATATTCATATTCCATTCAGCCAAAACTACCGGAAGCACCTTTAAGGTATGGTTCGAATCTACAAGTTCTTGTAGTCCATCAGGAGTAAACATACAACTATGCCTCTTCCAAAGCCAAGTTTACATTCCAGAGTTCACAGTTGGCTCTCTTCTCTATAGTGTAGTCAAAGGAAGAGAAGAAGCAAAGTTTGGAATCGTTATAGTAATGAAGGTTGCTCTGAGGTGCATTAGCATCAGGAAGACGATCTACATACATCTTATCGTATCTATCATAAGCAAGGAATACATAGAACGGATGAGGGTGATTATCAAACCAGTCTCTTAACTCTACCCCGCCTGCTCCCCCATCGACTGTGTATTCGTGAACATCATTATCAAGAACAGCAGAGGTAGTGAGGTTCCTATCTATATTTATATTAAAAGACCTAGAAGGTAGAAGACTCCAAGAAGTAGAGATTACATCCTTATCAGTAGTGTAGTAAGAACGCATTTTACCATTAACCATCCTTACTCTTGACTCTATTCTTTGAGGTTGAATATTGATAGGCTGTCTACCATGGTCAGAGAGAACGAGGAAGTCGGCTCCTTCATACCCCTCTGGTAGCCAAAACCCCTCTGGGGTTCGGTATCCTTGGTTATTGGAGAAGAGCATAGCCTGTGGACGAGAATACTTTCTTCTTCCATCCATGTATCCTTTAGTAGCCATTCTTACTCCTGATATTCTGTGACGAGATTTGGTTTATCTTATTCATTACTACAGTTGCTATATCATCTGCTGATGCATTAGCGTTATTAGCAGTTACATTGATATTAAACTCATTATACACCGACCCCTCGTTGGTTGTCAAGGGGGTAGCCCCATTATTCAAAGAACCTTTTGCGAAGCCTGTGGAAAACGTTGGGACTTGCCCACTATTGAGCATCTCAAAGAAGCCTGCACCCATCTTTTCTACGATAGACTTACGCATAACGAACTCACCGGGCATGAGCATGGCAGGGTAGGTGTCCTTGTTGCCACTACCGGGGATAAGGCCACCCATAGCGTGTCCATTCCCTGTGCCTACTGACGGTAGTGTGAGGGTGGACGCTTCCTTGAGTGCCGCCAAATACCTCTCTGCCTGCCCAGCCATGCTATGTGTCCAGTTGCGCATAGCCTCTGTCTGCGCCACCCGTAGGCCGATGATGTTATTCTCTGCTGTTAGTTCAGCAACCTTGATGTCATGTGCCTCTGTGTCAAGGGAAATCTGTGCTTCGGTCTGGGCGAATGCCAGTTGCGCTTCAAGATTCTGCTGCTGCAAAGCCCACATCTTGTTCAGTTCGATGTCCCGAATCTCTCTCTGCTTGGCCTCTATCTCTGCATCGATGGGAAGTATCTCCTGCTTCAACTTGTAGATTTCCTCGTTACGAAGGTAGATAGAATCCTCAATGTCTCTTATCTTGAGTTTTGTCTGGTAGGACATTTCCTCTAGTTCACGAATGCGAGCCTCTGCCTGCTCACGGGTCATACCATTAGGAAGGGTAAGGCCAGCAAGGGCATTCTCTTTACCCTTTTCCAAACCCGATCTGGCATCTTCTGCTGCGTTCTCTGCGGCAGCAGCATTCATCTCATTCTGTGCCGCTGCTGCTGCTGCAATGTCACCCTTGGAGAGAGCATCAGCAAGTCCTAGTTGCCTTCCCATAGCGTCAGCAATACGCTGGTTAATGGTGGCAACCTTATCAAGTGCGGCAATGCGATCTTCGTATGCCTTGTTAATGGCATCCTCACGCAGGGCGAGCGCTTCAAGGTCATGGTTGAGTGCTTCTGCCTCACGCATACGGATTTCATCTTGGCGGTTCAGTTCCTCAATAGAACGGCGGTCGGCCTCATTCTCCTTCTCCTTGGCCCGGATGGTGTCGTTAATAGCCTCCTTCTTCTTATCTATCTGCTTGATAGCGTGGTTGATGAGTGCTATTTCTGCCTCGTATACCCCCAGTTGTGTATTGCGTGTTTCCATCTTACGGTTTGCCGCCGCCTTGGACATACCAAGCGATTCTAGATACTTCTCCTGTGAATACCGAATCTCCGAAGACATCTTTTCATAGATTTGAATAGCAGCCTCGTTGGATTTCTGCTGCTGTTGGAGGGGAGACATCATATCCCACTCTTCTTGCACCTCCTGAGCCTGCCTGCTCCGTGCAGCCATGCGAGCCCTCCGACGCCCTCTCGCACCTCCCCCACGGTACATAGCGAGCAAGTCCTCATCACTCATAATGGCCTGCATAACCCAAGATGCGACACCATTTCTGCGCATGTTCTCAATATCCTTAATGCGCTGCTTGCTCTCTTGTATGCCTGTCTTTACTACGTTCTCAGACATCAGCGCCTTGTTCTTGAGCCAGTCCTTGTTGAACTTCTTTGCTTCCTTGGCGTCCAACTTGAGCAACTGGTTGAGAGCCTTAATGGGGTCTTCCGACTCTAGCGCTGCCTGAATAAGCGCCTCATCAACTACCTTCTTCTCACGTAGGGCATCGACAAGTCCCTGTGTCTTCTTCTTGTAATTGATGGTATGCTCTACAGTTGAACCGAAGAGTTTGATGTTGTCCTTGAGGTCCTTGTTGAGTTCCTTGATGAAGTTGAATGGCTTTCCACCACCGCCCCCGCCTCCACCGCCACCGCCACTGCTGCCGCTGGGAGTAGCAGGGGTGAATGCTGCTGACGCAACTATGTCATTTGCATCTCCCTTGAGTTGGTTACCAGCAGTACGAAGAGCAGCAATCTGCTCATCCATGTTAGCAAGCATTCCTTCAAGGCCGGGAATTTTAGCAAGAGCGTCACGAGCCGCTTGGAGTGAGTCTGCCTCTGCCAGCAGTTGACTTCCATCGTAGTCAGCCTTCACTGCCTTGTAGAATACGTCTGGTGGAAGGTTGGCAATAGTCTGCTTGCCCCACTTCTTCTCAAGATTCTTTACCGTCGCATCAATCGCTGCTGGGTCTGCCTCAACACCATTCTGCCGTGTCATTATCTCTGCGATGTAGGACTTCTTGGTAGTCATATTCTTTGACTTGCCCATCTTGTCCATTAGCCCTTGAACTTCCCGGTAGTCATTGACAAACTCTTGTGGGTTCTTGAACTCTCCATTTGACTTCACGGCAAACATTGCAGCAAACTCATGCTCGCCCTCAGGCAGCGAGAGCAGCGCCTCTCCTACAAGGCGAATGTTGTTGGCTGCATTGGGGTCCTCTGTGAGCATCTTGTAGGTATCTGGGTTGGCAAGGTCGATCCCTAGTTTCATCTGAATCTCTTCGGGGATTTCCTTGTCAAATTTCTCAAGGTTTGCTGTGATTTCTGGGAGGGCATCCATCAGTCCATCAGGGTCATTCAGGGCCAGATCGACATAGGCAGACTTGGCTTCCTCGTTGTCTTGGAAGAAATCATCTAGTTTCTTCATGGCCTCTTCTACTTTGGTAACTCTTTCATTCTGACCATTCGCCACGGCTATCTCCCAATCGGGGGATTCAATGACTGGGCGAGCCACGTCTGCGCCAACGGTATCCTGCATGGCTGCGCCTCTAGTTACCTTATCCATCCATCCCTTATTGGCATCGGGTCCCTTGGCTACCCCGGCAAGGTTGTCAAGGTAATACTTCTTCATCTCTGGGGATAGTCCATTGAGGAAGGCGGTGAGTGTAGTGGAGTCAATGCCAGCAGTCATGGCTCCTGCGTGTGCCATGCCGTACTGTTCACTAGACACACCGGGAACGCGCTGGTCCTGTGGCATAGCAGCGTAGTTGGATGCTGCTAGTGCTCCTTGGAATGCTGCGTCATTACCCTTGCCGCTCTTAATGGAGGCGAGGTATGCCTCCTTCACACCTTCAACAGACCCGGTAAGAATGGCTCTGGTTGCCTGTGCTATTTCCTCCATGGCAGCAGGGTTGTTGATGCTTGCTGTGACGGCAGAGATGAAGATGTCATCTACGCTCTTCTGGTCGAGCGCCTCGGGGTCGGGCTTGCGGGCAGGACTATTCGGCCCATCCGAAAGCGCCTGATGTCGCCTAATGGCTTCCTTCTGGCTGGCCTCATTTACCCCCGCCGCATCCTTCATGGCGTCAAATGTGCCCTCACCGAACATCTTCTCAAACTGGTCCTTGAGTGCCTGCTCCATAGCACCGGCATCACCATTCATCATAGCAAATCTGATAGCAGCAGTATGGTCCATCTGTGCTTGGGTAGCATCATTCAGTACGCTGATGTATGTCTCATAGGAGGTTATTCCATCAAGGTAGTCTTGTCTTGCTACCTCGGCTGCTGCTGACCAGTCTTGGATAGCCTGCATGGATGATCCTACTACCATAGATGCTTGACGAGTAGTAGCACCTTCCTGCGTACCGGCCTGAATGTCCTTGTCTGCGGCAATAGCGCCAGAGCGCTTCTCAGCGATAGACACGGCCTGCTCTGTCTTGGTGGAGAACTCCTTAGTGAATGCTGCCAGTTCCTTGCCTACGGATGCAGCCATCATCGGAGCATCAAGTTCCTGCCCTACTGCCTTGATGAAGCCAGAAGCAAAGTCGGAGTCCATCATGCCTTGTGATACTGCTGTCTTTACATAATCAGAGAGCATTGCTCCCATACCCGGCCCAGCAGCCTTAAGGTCTTCGATGAACTTAGTCCCAGCCTCGTTAGTGAGCATAGACTCATATTCACCGATATTGGGCTTCTCTGCCTCGGTGTATTGGAGAGAACCCTTCTGCTGGAGAATGCTTGCCCTACCAGTGATATCAGCCATAGTCTTTGCTGCGTTTGCTGCTCCACCAAGTTTTGAGCCAAGGTCTGCTGCTGCCTTTGCGCTGTCATCTACCGACTTACGCCAGATGTATACTGCCGCCGCCGCTCCTGCTGCTACTGCGGTAATGGCGACGATGGGAACTGCTGCGGCGGCAACCGCAGCACCAAAGGTACCAAGACGAGGCCCAAGCATAGCGATCATACCGATCATATCCATAGGCATAGAGGCAGCCATAAGTCCTGCTCCAAGTCCAGTCTGGCCCATAGAGGAAGCAGCCATTCCAGCCATTCCAAGGCCCATCCCAGCCATTCCTGCCCAACTACCCGCCTTTCCGATCTTATCAAGGCGTTGCTGTCCCTTGGCGAGGTAGGCGTCTGGGACGTCATCACCGGGGGCTGCCTCACTACCGGCTTGTACCCCGTCTGTGGCTGCCGACCCCAGCGCCATACCAGTAGCAGATACCTGCCCCATACCATCTCGCATACCGATACCAAGACCATCTGCAATCCACTTGCCTATCTGGCGGGTAATGCGTGATGGAGAAGCCGTGCCTGCGGAAGAGGCAATAACACCCATCAACTGCATTATCTCTGCCCGTGCTACGGCGTCTATCTCAATAGAGCCCATGCGCAGCCCCTCTGCGATCTGCTCCATGGTCATCTTGCCTACTGCTTGGAGTTCAGGGTACTGG